GCTCAAAAACAGACCAATGATTGTGCTTAATACAATAACGTAGCAAACCCGCATAGTTTTCAGAATCTTGATTCGCTGGATTAGAAACTCTAGCAATATATGCCATTGTTTGTTCTGCATCGGGAGTCACACTGATAAGTTTTACGGTCATTTACCAAATCCTTTTGATGTTTTCTTTTCTAGTTGTGCAAGTTCTTCCTTCAAAACTCGCAATTGTGATTTCATTTCTACAATTTTTTCTTCTGTATAAAGATGATCCTGTTTGACCAATCTCTCTAGAAGTTTAATAAGTTTTCGTGCTCTACTAGTCGGCGTAACCATCATCATCCTCAAAAATTTCATCGTAATCAAAAACTGGTCTCTTTCTTACATCTGGATTTGTGTAAGCAGCAGTATCTGAATATACTTCTGCTTTTAGATTATCAACCAGGAGTTCAAGATTACGGACAATTAGTTTTAGTTTGTCTCTGTCCATGGAATACTTTTCACTCAGGGCATCATAACATAAAAAAAGGAGGGGATCAACCCCTCCGATTTCTACTTAAATAAAAATTGAATATAAAGCGACAATAAAGTAATTACAACCGCACAACCTGCGGTAATTTGTAATACTGCGAACATCACTTTGCTCCTACTAGTTGTGCTAGTTGTGCCTGGTGACGACGCTCTTCTTTTTGTTTTTGTTCTTTGATAAGTTGTAGGAAGTTTAGCTTTTGCATCACTTATGACCCTCCTTTACAAACTTAACACCACGATAGGTTTCGTTGTATTGTTGGGCTTGTTGTTGCATTTGCTGTTGGTATTCGATACGCTTTTGAGTATCATATTCAACACCTCTGTAAACGACTTTAGACATTAGGTTTTCTCCTTAGTTTTTGAGGTTAAAGAGCGTTCCTTCAGTCGGCTTTTGCGTCTATTTTGCACTCCTTTGGAGAAATCTGTTTGATCTCCCATATCAAATCATTCTTTGCTTGAGCAGGAATGTCTGTTTTAAGGACTCTCCCAACCATTAGTTGTGCTTGTAAGCAGGTTAGAATGAGTGCTTCCATAGATGAACGATCCGTTCCGAGTCGGCTTACTTCCGTCCTATTTAATTGTTTAGCACTTAAGTTTCACAACATCCTTTCGGAGTTCTGATAGCAATCGGTCTTCTTTTCTTTGGTCTACTACATCGTCGTTTTTAACGATGTCCATTAGTTCCCACGCTGCGTCGCAACTTATTGTCACCTGATTGGATTTAGCAAGTTGAGGCGTAGAAATAGAAAGAAGTGGAACCCATGCTAAAAGCAAAAGTGCTTTTGTCATAGGATGAACGTTAGAGGACTATTATACCTCTATTCATTCTATATAGTCAAGTATGTGTGTATTTCCTGATACAATTTTAAAAACCTTCATGTGAGAAAATTTTGCCGGGAAATTTTCCCCCGATATGGGAAATCACTTCCGCTTTTTGGTTTTGGGTGCTTGATAACCCCAAGTCTTTGGGTTGTATCGTCCGTATCCAAAGTCAATACTCTTTAGGTTCTCACGAAACTTATCCCAGTACATATCAAACAATTTAGTTCTTGTACCTCTGGTCAAGTCATAACAAACTTCTTCGTCTACAAAATACTTGACAATATAAGCATCGTTCGGTGCTTCTTTGGTGCAGACATCAGCATATGAACCATTTTCAACCATAATTTCACAACCGTAGCGTGACTTACAAGTTTCTTTCTCTGCTGATGTCCAATAATCCATATGTTTTTCCTGTGCTTTATCAATAACTGAACTCACGAACGATTGCCCCATTTAATATCAGGATATGCTTCTGCAACAATTTCTTTCGTGATCTTATATTTTTCTTGAAGTTTCTTATCCTTTACAAGGCAAACAATTTCTGCTTCAAGAGGATGAAGACCCTGAAGAACATTGATAAACATAGTCTCTCTACGAAGAGAACTGAGACTATCGTTACCACCCTTTACAAAGTTATAAAATCTCTGATACTCTTTACGAATGGATGAACGCCCTTGATCTTGTGATCCAAGAGAGTTGGAACCTAATTCACCCATCTTGGAAACTGCATCACTAATTTTACCAGACAAAGTTCCACTATAAGAATTCTGCTCACTTGTAGCGGCATATGGAACCTCACCTGGAGGAAGAACTGAAATTACAGTTTCATCAAAATTCCAGATAAACAGAGTTTTAAGTGAAGGATCTTCAAATTTTCTAAGTGCTTCTACCTTGCGAGCATCTGAACGTTGCTTGTCAACAATTTGTAAAACTTCAAAAGCAAACGGATTTGTAGGAAGATCTGGAATAGGTGCTTCTACTTTTGGTGCTGCTGGTTTTTTTGTTGCGGTAGTTTTTGCTCTACTCGTTGTCGCTGTCGTCTTCTTCGTCGTAGTCATGATAGTTTTCAAAATTAAATGCGATTACTTCGTCAGGTATCAGGTTTCCCTGATTATCAAACATTTCGGGGTGAGGTCTTGGAATCTCCCGATAGTTCATCATATATTCTCTTGCCACCCAACCTGCCATTACTCCCACTATAAGAAACAATACGGTTAGAAAGGAACCGAATACTAGACTAACTGCTAACATTTCTTTTACCTCGGGAAACTACTTTTTTCTTCCTTGATTTAAAGGAAAATTCAAAATAGATAGTTACTTCCCGATTCAGAAAGCAAACCATCTTTTCGAAGATGATGTGGAATGGTTGAGTCTGCTTTCTTTTACCTCCATTAAGAATGAGTTCAATGCCACGATTAAAGTGGTCTTCAGGTTTATTTATGTTCGTCTTAGACGATTTGTTGTTCTTTGAGGAATTTGATTGTGTCAACTGATCCTCCAATCTTTTTATCATCACAAATTACCTGTGGAAAAGTAGAGCCTTCTCCAAACTCAGAATAAAATTGTTCTCTTGTAAAATCTTCACCTAAAGTATAGACCACAAATGACTGTTTTGTCAACTCTAATACTTCTTTAACCTTGGTGCAATAGGGGCAATCGTTTTTACTATAAACAGTGAACTTCATATTTCTTTAGATACGCTTAATAATTTATAAGAAAAAAGGAGGGCATAAACACCCTCCTCATTATACCACCAACTCACCTCTCCCACCACAGAGAGGGTCTTCATTCCCAAAGTTACAAGGATATGAAAGACTTGAATATTATAAGGGATTCTGAGTCAGGTGTCAAGCAGGTGGTTGTCCCTCTGGTTTGGGATGCCTTGCTTTGACTGCTTCTACCATCTGAACCCATTTACCATTCTCCAAATTACCAGACTTGATATCATCATAGAGAAGGTTCAGTTGGTCTTTCCAATCTCCATACTCCGTTTCACGATTACGGGCATAGAGATAATAGTTGTAGGTTTCTACATCCTTTTGAATTTGTGCTTCTACTTCTTCCCACTCAGGTGGTTCAGAACCGTGGGGGCAGGACCACCGGGTGAAGGTCCTGTTATAGAGATCAAATGTAGCATCAGGACGAAGATATTTAATAGCAGTGTCAACGCCAGGTAAACGAATATTCATTTCAGTAGTCTCCTAATATAAGGTATTATTCAGCGGCAGGCTCAGGGGTAACGAGATCCCATTGAGTATTTTCTTCGTTCCACTGATAACGTGAACCAGCAGCGACTTCTGCTTCTGTCAGTTCAGGGGCGGGACCAACAGGTGATTCCCAGTCGGCAGTTTCGTTATTGAGAACCCAAGACTCAAAAGTCTTTGGTGGAACAAAAGCATCCAGAGCAGCATTGTATGAGTATCCGATACCAGCATAACGCTTTCTGATATTGCTGTTATAAGAGGTCTGAACCCACTTGCCGCCTAGAAGCTTCTTACAGAAAGCAATTCCCAGAATCTCATCCTCTTGACCAGTGTGAGGATCGGTAATATCTTTGTTATCTACTACGATAACTTGCGTAACGATGTTGTTCTCGTCAAGTTTAGCAAAGTGTGCCATAAGTCTTTATTCGTGAATATAGTAAATGAATGGTATGCTTTATTTATTATGAAGGATAAGCAATGATGACGATACCGGAACCTCCAGCACCACCATTAGTGTCTCCAGATCCACCATCTCCACCATTACCCCTGTTTATTGTTCCAGCAGTGCCGCCGCCTCCAAAGTTAGGAGCAGTTCCACCCCTACCGCCAGCAGAATAAGTCACCGATTCACCAGAAATAGAGGATGCTGATCCAGATCCGCCAGGAACAGTTGTTCCATCGGCATTTGTTCCCGAACCACCAGCACCACCACCTCCACCGCCAGAGGAAACACCCGAAGGAGTACTACCCCCAGAATTTCCTTGTGATGGAGATGCTGGTGGAGTATTTCCTGCTCCACCAGTTGAAGAAGAGACAGATCCTGAACCACCACCAGATCCTCCAGCTCCGCCGTTAGGCGATCCGGGGGCTCCAACTCTATTACCACCACCACGACCACCGCCAGCAGAGGTTATTGTAGAAAATACTGAATTACCTCCAGCAGTTGAATCGCTTGAATTAGTCATTCCAGCTCCACCACTTCCAACAGTGATGGTGTAAGAACCTGGTGAAGTGCTTACGGGCAGTGATGTACCAGATCGGAAACCACCTGCTCCACCTCCACCACCTCTATTTCCGCCAGCACCCCCACCACCAGCAACTACAAGGTAGTCAACAGAAGTGAGTGATGGGCTTGTAACATTAAAAGTTGATGATGAAGTAAAAGTATGAATTGTTTTACCGCCGACATAAGATACCGTTCCGCCAGTTGCTTTGACTGTTTGATTTCCAACTTGATATCGGATGATAATAATACCAGAACCTCCAGAACCACCACTTAAAGGAGATCCGCCAGGGGCTGCTCCACCGCCGCCGCCACCAGTATTTGCTGTTCCAGGAATACCAGCAGAACCACTAGAGGGTCCACCAGATGGTCCACCGCCACCTGAACCACCACTACCTATAGCTCCTGGATGGTATGGTGCTCCGCCACCGCCGCCTGCATATGTTACAGATACTCCCGAAATAGCTGAAGCAAGTCCATTTCCACCCGCAACACCTGCTGTTCCAGGACCACCAGGATTTCCTACAGAACCGACACCACCTGCTCCACCTCCACCTCCTCCTGAACCAGGATTGTAAGCATATCCACCAATATTTCCTTGCCCTGC